CACTTCAAAATTGGTAACTTTGTTGATATTCCTTTTGGTGAATATGTAGAGATGCCTATCGTTCGCATGATCGAAGGTTGTGAGGATTTTGATGATGTTCTGATTGCGGCACAGGCACTCTATAAGTATTGTCAGGATCAGATGAATACAGAAACCAAGACTGATATGGATTCATTAGAATCGCAAAGTTCTGGTTCATCTGAAGAGCAGTCTGATAACTCTATGGAGCAACAACAGCAACCTGGAGAATCTGAAGATAGTGCTGATACCGAGCAAGACACCGAGCATGTTGCCGAGCAAGACACCGAGCATGTTCGTCAGGGTGGAGAAACTAATCCTGAACCTAAAGTCGATACGATGGATTCACTGCAGGATGCAATCAAAAAACTTGCATCAATAGATGGAATTGAGAATGTTTATATAGAACTTCCCAAAGTCAATCTTGATGATATTATTGTTCCAAATGGAGAGATTCATGAGAGATGTGATGAACTCTGGGACAATCCTCACGATCCTTATCTGTTCGATTATGTTGATAGTGAGTTTATTAAATTTAAAAAATCAGCACAGAAAGAGGTAAATTATCTTGTCAAAGAATTTGAATGTAGAAAATCTGCTAATAGTTATGCTCGTGCTACTACTAGTCGGACTGGAGTTTTGGACTGCTCTAAACTTCACACCTACAAATACAACGAAGACCTGTTCAAGAAAGTAACCACACTTGCCGATGGTAAAGACCATGGATTGATTTTCATTCTTGATTGGTCTGGTTCGATGACCCATGTAATGATGGATACTATGAAACAGTTATTCAATCTTGTATGGTTCTGTAAGAAAGTTTCTATTCCATTTGAAGTATATGCATTTACGAATGAGTATCCGTTAGTAAGTGATGGCGGAGAACAACTTTGTCGCAAAAGACCATATGAGAAAAAAGATGGTTTGATGCAGGTTGGAGAACAGTTTTCTTTGATGAATATTTTGTCACACAAAGTCAATTCTAAAACTTTGGAAAAACAACTGAAGAATATGTTCCGTCTCGCACAATATATTACTTTCGGTGGAAGATATTCTATTCCCGTTGGAATGGGATTGTCTGGAACTCCCTTGAATGAAACGATGATTGCACTTCATCAAATCATTCCACAGTTCAAGAAAAATACTAAAGTCCAAAAAGTTCAGTGTGTCGTATTGAGTGATGGTGAGGGTTATGGACTTACTTACCATCGTGAGATTCAACGTTCATGGGAGTTTGAACCTTTTATTGGACTTGGAAGAATTGGTGATAATTGTTTTCTCCGTGATCGTAAAACAGGAAACACTTATTCTTTGGACTCTATATGGGATGACTACACTGATATTTTAATTCAAAATTTGAGAGACAATTTTACTGATACTAATTTTATTGGTATTCGTGTTCTTGAGTCTCGTGATTCTCATCGATTTATTAGTCGTTACACTTATAACGAATATGAGTTGAGAAATAAAATTCAAAATCAGTGGAAAAAACAGAGATCATTTTCTATCAAGAATTCTGGATATCATTCTTATATCGCACTTTCGGCAACAACTCTCGGAAGTGAATCCGAATTTGATGTATCAGAAGATGCTTCCAAAACTCAAATCAAAAAATCTTTTATGAAGAGTTTAATGAGTTTGTAGGACTTATTGCTTGATAAATATTTTCTATAATCTGACCAATTCTTAAACTGTCCACTGGGGGTCGTCAAGACCCCTTTTTTATTGTATAATAACTTCAGTTGAAACAAAGAAAACAACCAATGTCCCTCTCTACTGATTACATTCTCACTTCTTTACAGGAACTTTATGGAGAGTCTGTGACTGGTGCTGATATTCGTGCTTGGTGTGCAATGAATGGATCTAATTATCAGACAGTTACAAATAAAATTGCTGATTATAAAGTTGGTCGTGGTAAGTGGAACTTGACTATTCAAGAAGAACTTGAGCAAACGTATCAGGCACCTCCTGCTATGCCTACTGTTGAGCAAAATCTCATTCCTGATAAAGATGATACTTTCGTCAAGTTTGGTAACTTTGGTGATCTTAAAAAAATTATTCAGTCCCGTCTTTTTTACCCAACGTTCATTACGGGTCTTTCGGGTAATGGTAAAACGTTATCTGTAGAGCAAGCTTGTGCTCAACTTGGACGTGAACTTATTCGTGTAAACATTACTATTGAGACTGATGAAGACGATCTTATTGGTGGTTTCCGTCTTGTCGATGGGGCAACTGTTTGGCATAACGGACCTGTCGTTGAAGCACTCGAACGTGGAGCAATCTTGCTACTCGATGAAGTTGACCTTGCTAGCAATAAAATCCTCTGCCTCCAGTCCATCCTTGAAGGTAAAGGTGTGTTCCTGAAGAAAATTGGTAAGTATGTAAAACCAACAAAAGGTTTCAATGTATTTGCTACTGCGAACACAAAAGGCAAAGGTTCTGAAGATGGTCGTTTTATCGGTACTAATGTTCTTAACGAAGCATTCTTGGAACGTTTCCCAGTAACCTTTGAGCAGATGTATCCTACTCCTGCAACCGAACAGAAAATCCTTGAGGGTATTGCTTTGGATCTTGGAGTCGAAGATCGTGACTTCTGCAAACGTCTTGTAGATTGGGCAGACATCATTCGCAAAACTTTCTATGATGGTGGTATTGATGAAATCATCAGCACCCGTCGTTTGGTTCACATCATCCGTGCTTTCAGTATCTTCAAAGATAAGGCAAAAGCAATCCAAGTTTGTGTGAGTCGTTTTGATGATGAGACTAAACAATCATTCTTGGAACTCTATGACAAAGTGGATGCCGATTTTGTGATGCCGATTGACGGTCAGGAGATTACCTGATATAATAAGTTATGACTAACTCTTGGTCCATGCTATACGACGAAATTTTAAAAATGGATGACCACATTAAATTAAATTTGCCAGAAGGTCCTATTGATGATGGTATGCGTCCTTGGGGACATAGTGATTATGAATTTTTGATTAATAACCCAAATATGACTGATACAATTCCTAATTCTTCAGCAACTCCTTTTAAATATAATGAGGAGGAGATTGTAAAAGAACTTCTTGAGTATATTAGAGGAACTTATAGGCAACATTATTCTGCTGGTGACGATAAAATTCAGACATTGGATTTGATTGAAGCTTGCGGAGACGGTGAAGCATTCTGTAGATCTAATATTCTTAAGTATGCATCACGATATGATAAGAAAGGCACGGCACGTCGTGATATAATTAAGATCCTTCACTATGCTGTTCTTCTGATGCATTTCAATGATAAGAATGCAAATCGTGAAATCTACCCTCAATAATAATGAAACTAAACTCCAAAATCATGAAACTCTCTGACAATACTTTAATTCTGCTTAAAAATTTTGCAGGTATTAACAATTCTATTCTAGTAAAGAGTGGAACTAAACTTCGTACAATTTCTATTGCTAAGAATATCCTAGCAGAAGCAAATATTGGTGAAGAGTTTCCTCGTGATGTTGCCATTTATGACCTTAATCAATTTTTGAATGGATTAAGTCTTCATCAAGATCCTGATCTTGATTTTGGTTCCGATTCTCATATCAGCATTAAGGAAGGAAAGCGTCGGGTAAAGTATTTTTATGCTGATCCTAATGTGATTATTTCTCCTCCTGAAAAGAAGATTGAACTTCCTACTAAGGATGTATGTTTTCAATTAGATAGTGGATCCTTAGAAAAACTTGTAAAAGCAGCAGCAGTTTATCAACTTCCTGATTTATCTGCTATTGGTGAGATAAACTTCTTTCTCAATTCACCAGTAAGAAATTTAATCTTTCTTACTGGATTGCTTTAGAACCTGACTCTACCTTTGAATGAACTTATTTACTGTAATGAGAGTAGTTGGTAGCATTACAGTAATTGCTGCCTACTTTGTTGTATTACACATCAATTTAACTCTTGGTGTTATCATGAATGTAATCGCAGACACTATTTCAATACCATACTTCATCAAAACAAAATCTTGGGATATCGTTTTGATGTTGGGATTTCTTTTGGCGATCAGTTTTAGTAAACTTTTGTCATGAATGTTTGCAAGGATTCGTTTTTCGATTACTATGAAACTTTGAAGGACTAACTTTGAATATCTTCGTTACAGATCAAGATCCATGGAAGTCTGCTGTTGTTCTTCC